CACCAATAATTGCAATGTCACCAAATGATACTTTAGCACCAATGCTTTGTGACTCGTTGTCAATTGCACCTGATACTTCTTGCATACCTTTTGTGTAACCAATTTTGATGTTTTCGTGAGTGTAGCTTGCACCATATGCTGTTGAATCAGTTGCGCCTGTTGCACCTGAATCCATGTAACTTACACCAGCTTGTATTCCGCCGAAACTTGGAGAAATGTATGATACTTTGTCGCTATCTGCACCATATGTTTTTTCACCTGCATTCGATTGAATTGAAGCATTGGTGTATGTGCCAGTTACTTCTTCGTCCATGATGTCTTGCTCACCAATACCAAAGTTATCTGTAACTGCATCGTTACCACCTAGTATAAGTTTACCAGCCTCACCTGAGATAAAAATTGATGATTCATCAATAGTTGCATCTGCGTCTGCAACTGTTGCCATTTCAACAACCATACCATAGTTTAGGCCACTATCTGTTTTGTTTGAGAAAGTAAATTTAATTTCATTATCTGTGTTGCCCATCGAATCACCTTTTTGTGCGGCAATCTGTGAATCAACATCTTTATAATAAAACTCTGAACTACCAGATATAGTAAATTCTGGTTTGTTAACTGTGGCTTCTTGAGCCAAAGCAGTTGTACTCAGCAGTGTAGCTATCACTGCCAAAGGGGCTAGTTTTTTCATAGTCTTTTATTTTCCTTGATTGTTTAGTCTATAGTCTAAGTGGGAAATACATAAATTTCAACCACAATGTATTTAGTATAGAACTATCTATCCTCTAGTTTTTTGATTCGTTCTTCTAGTAGATCTATTTTCTTTGTTATACGTGGATAACGTTTACGCCACAAGTCTTCTGGCTCTTGTAACCATTTCCATCCATACTTTTGTGCAAGGTTTTCCATAAAAGTGTCAAACTTGCTCATTGCCCAAATTGCCATACGTGTGTCTTTAAACCAGAACAAAAACGCCGCACCTGCTAAACTTCCTACTATGCCAGTGTATATCCAAAGTCTATCGCTAGCCATACGTTCTATCATTTCCCACATACCATGCTCCTATTTGTAAAGTATTGGATCCCAATCTACATTGTCTTGTTCTTTGTATTTACTGATTCTTTCAGACATAATACGATAGTAACTGTCAATTTCGCCACCCCATTTACCAACAAGGTGTTCTAGTGCTTGTTCGCAAAATGTAAAATTACCTTTTTTATAGTTCTCATAAAACTTAATATGTAGGTTTGCATACTCGTCAGTTTTGTTAATCTCTGACACTGGAATTTTATCAATAAGACAATATGCAGTTGTAGCAGGCAATTCTGGATTGCTTTTAAACTTCATGTCTTCTAAAGGCAGTACTGTATATTTTTCTCGCATTGCATCAGCATTGTCTTTGCCAATAATTATGTTCATCCATGTCTCCTTAGTTAAGTATAGTTATAATGAAAATACACTTCGATTTAATTTCTGATCTACACGTAGATACCTGGGATGAAAAATTCTCCTGGGAAGGAAAAGCCACAAGTTTGTATGCAGTCGTTGCTGGCGATATCAGCAGGGATAGATCACAAATACGTCCAATACTTGAAGAAATAAGCAAACACTATGTAATGACCATGTTTGTTGATGGAAACGATGAACACAGATGGACTTTAGATGATCTTTCTACAAGTTATAAAACACTAAAACAAGAACTAATTGGTATTCCTAATTTTATTTGGCTTCAAGATGATTCTTTGGTAGTAGATAACATTGCTTTTATTGGTACCAATGGTTGGACAAGTTTTGATTTTGCAGAAGACAATACCTATCTAGAAAATAAAAAATGGATGGAAGAAACATATAAAATCAGCATGTTTGCTGGACAACAAATAGAAGCAATGGCAATGCAGGACGCTGGTTTTTTAGTAAAGACTGTTGACCGACTGCAACGACATCCAGACGTAAAAAAAATTGTTGTGGTGTCTCATTTTGTTCCTAATTTAACCTTAATCAATCATGACACACAACTGGTGAACCAGCCATCAAGACTAAACACAACCGGTAATAGTTTTTTAACAAGATGTCTTGAAGAAGACCACGAACGTAAAATTGATACTTGGTGTTTTGGCCATTATCACAGTGATGTTGACAGAGTCATTGATGGTATTAGATATGTCAACAATTGCCGCGGACGTGGTGGAACAAACTGGTGTAAACCAGTTTACTATCCGAAACGTATTGAGGTTGGTTTTTAAAGATCAGGTTCTAGTTTGACCTGCAAAGGAAAACCTTTGCTTCTAGCACATACAGTAACTTCTACGCCTTTTTGTTCAGCCATTTCATAAGGAAGCACTGCAACTACTGCACTGCCTTTTTCATGAATATCTACAGTGATTTTTTCAGCGGTTGTTGGTGTATAGTGAAAAATATCTACAAGAGTTTCTACAACAAATTCCATTGCAGTTTTATCATCATTGACATAGATCAACTTGAATAAGTGAGGTTCAGCAATCGTAGTGCTTATTTCTGTTTTAACACTGGAATCTGGACTAGTCATGTACTTTCCTATTGTTGCTTAGTAGAGGGTTACCCCTCTACTAATACTTATCTTAGGTTATTTGATTTCAATAGTTTTTGGCTTAAGAGCATCTGGAATGATTTTTTCCAAATGGATACTTAGTACTCCATTTTTCATTTCTGCACTTTTTACTTCAACATACTCTGCAAGATTAAACGTTCTTGTAAAATTACGTCCTGAAAGTCCTCTGTGTAGATATTCAATTCCGTTTGCTTCATCTTCACCGTTGATCTTCTTAGGCTGGTTGCCTGTGATTGTTAGTGTGCCATTTTCCATTTCTATCGACACGTCTGCTTTTTCAAAACCAGCAGCCGCAATTTCAATAGTATAATTATAATCATTCTCTCTAATTATATTATACGGCGGATAGTTTTGTGTGCTGGACATTTCAAAGTTTGCAGTGATTCTATCAAATAATGAATCAAATCCAACTGCGTTACGATAAAAAGGGGCTAAGTCGAGTGATGTTATTCTTGTCATTTTTATTTCTCCTATTAAAGCAAGATTAAAATGTAAGTCCTATTAAGCAACTTACAATATTATTTATACATGGAATTAGGTATGCTGTCAATAAAAAAGGTAAAAAAGTTGCAAGATTTTCACCTTGCAACTTTATAGTTAGAGGGATAGGAGTCCCTTTGTCAAATTTTGATTAGAATGTCCAAGTATAATGAATACTTGCATTCTTATCACCGCTTTGACTTACGGCACTGCTAACTTTAATCTTAGTATTGGTATCCAAGTTAAAGTTGTAGTTTGCTTTCAAGTAACCATTAATGTGTGTTGGTAACTTGAATTTGTGTTCTGTGTAGTTAAGATTGCCTCTAGAATCTACACTGGTTGGAATGTTTGCTTTTACATCTCCATTGAGCAGTACAGGATGCACACCAGCACCTAATGCCAGGTTGTCTTTTTTGTATCCTAATTCACCCCATACACCAAACTGATCACTTACATCTGTAATCAATCCTTTGTCAAAGTTAGTCTTCACATGCATTGCACTTGCTCTTGCAGTAAAGCCACCTTGTTTGTATGTGATAACATTGTCAATGATGTTGGTGTTTTTAACATCGCCCCATACCCCACTGAATCCAATCCAAGGATTGCTATTCAACTTTGATAAGTGAACACTGTAGGTTGTTCCATCACCAGTAAGTTTGTTTGCATCACTCCACATGTTAGTGCCCAATGTAAACTGCTGTGATTCTGTATCAGCACCTGCTATAACACCAGCATCATTTACAGTATTAAAACTTGCAATACTGTTAAACATAGTGGCACCATTTGTTTCAATGTTTGATGATTCAAGGTCAACTGCATAGTTTCTGCCTATTCCATCAAGTGCCTGACCAGTAACATCACCAACATCAAAACCATAAACACTACCGTTAAGAGTCAAACCATTCATGGTAAGTGTTCCGATAGGTTGCATTGCCTTGTTGATATCAATTATAGTACCACCAGCAAATGATTGTCCAGTATCTGATAGTGCCTGTGTTGCTTGTGCATCACTTAGATAGCTCCATGCATTCTGTATCATGTTTATTGCAGTACCGGCGGCAATTGCAGTTCCGTCTAGTCTACTCATAAAGAAGGTTAAATTATTATCATTACTAGAAGAACCACCTGCACTGTTGGCCCATGTTACAAGATATTTGTTGCCATCATCTGCTTGAAATATGTTTACAGTGCTGCCATTAATATCAGTTAAACCTGATGAAGTTGCTATTGATCTTACATCCTTCATAAAGTCAGTTAGTATGTTTTGGTAGGCGGCCACATATTTATTGTCAGATGTTTTAAGTAAAAACTGGTGGCTATTGTGTGGATTGTTCATTGTGTTTGAATCGCCTCCACTAACCAATATATCAGTTTTACCATCGCCGTTGATATCAAAAAATCTTGGCTTGTATGTAGAAGAAGTATTGGTTTGATAACCAATTAATGTGGTACTAGTTGTATCAGTAAATGTACCTGTGCCATCGTTTTGCATAAACTGAATTTCACTAAGTTTGTCATCTCCATTGTTTACTTTCTTACTGAACACAATCACATCTGCATAACCATCTTCGTTAAAGTCATGATTTGCAATTTCCACACTATGGTCAATACCAGTGGTACTGAAAGCAGGAAGATCTTTTTCGTGTGTAAATGTAAGTACACCACCCGTCCAGTCAACACTAAACATTTTTGTTGTATTAGTATCTCTACAAGTAGCACTAACAACGGCACATTGAGCATCAGTAAGAATGATTTCATTATTGCCGCCATTGTTCATAAAATTACCAATTGCAACGGCAGAACCACCGTACCTAGCATCACCAGCATTTCCCAATGGATCAACATATGCAGTAAATCCATCTACTTGGTTGTTAAGTGCGATAGTTGTATTATAGCTTTTTAAATCTGCCATAACAATATCAAGGTAACCGTCGTTGTTCAAGTCACCAACATCACTTCCATGCGACCAAACATCTGCAGTTGGAATACTGACTTTGGTAAAGTTTGATCCGTTATTAGTAAAAAACGTAGCAGTATTATCAAAGTGTCTCATATCAGTACTATGTGATACAAACATGTCTTTTCTACCAGTTTTAAAGAAGTCAGCAAAATGAACATTAGGCTCTGTGCCCATTATTTCATTGTCTGTTCCAGAAAACCATTGTGAAGTTTTATCAACTAGTTTTCCGTTTTCAAATGATAGCATACTTAGTTTTGTATTGCTCCATGTATCAGCAGTTGCAGGTTGTGTTTTTCTACCAGCAACTATTATATCATCAGCAGATCCATCACCATCTATGTCTTCAACGAATGTGTCACCAACGAACCATGAATTATCGTTACCACCTGCCATTGGATCAACTGTTACTTGTGCAGTGGGTGTTGTATAATATATTGGATTTTCTGGTATTGGACTTGGATTGTTTGCGGTGTAGCCACCCCCGCCGCCGCCGCCGCAAGCAGATAATGCAGTGGCACCTAATAGTGCGGCCACAATTCTAGTGTTTTGTTTAATCATTGTAAAGTCTCCTATTCTCTAACAATATAAACAGTATAGCACAGTATTAGATAGTGTCAACCTTTTTCTTCATATCGGCATATTCACGTCTATAACTGTGTACAACTTCTTCTGTTTCTTTATTTGCAAAGATACCAATATCATTCACAGGATCATACTCTATGTAACTACGTCTATCATGCACAGGATGTATGAAGTCAGGTTTACCCCATACTCTTACTGCACTAACGTACTCATAGCCTCTAAAACCAAAAAAATGAACTTGTTTACCTTTATACATACACACATTATAACCTAAAACGGCAAAAAGGTCAACCTTTTCCTGCTATTTTGCATGGCAGTCATGCTAAATACATATACGTTCACCCGAAAGGGCGGAAGTAGGCAATCGCTGAAGGAACGCACCTAACCATTAACTTAGGGAGGGTGACAAAATGACTTACAGACCATTTTCTTGGAAGAGGTTTTGCAAGGCTCGTGACCGTGCTAGAGTTCATAAAATACTGAACTTTCGCATGCTATCAGTAAATGCAGCCTAGTTAGGCCGCTAGTTTTAGTGGATTTTTAACTAGATCTGGAGTAATTTCAACTTCAGTAATATTCTGTTTAGCATATTCTTTAAGGCTAAACATATGCGGCATCAATATACGTTCAAGCTCGGCCTGCAAACTTCTTGCTCCAGTTTTACGTGTTGCCGCATTTTTTGCGATTTGTTTTATAGCATCATTGCTAAACTTTAACTTTATACCATCTGTTTCAAAAAGATAGGTGTATTGTGCAACTAAACTGTTTTTTATGTCAGTAAGCACATAAGATAATTGATTTTCTGAAAGTTCTTTGAGGCCAACCCATGTAGGAAATCTACCCACAAATTCTGGTATCATGCCATACTTTACTAAATCATCTGGCTCCATGTTGTCAAGATCACCTTCGTGATTTGTTTTAACTTCAACACCAAAGCCAATGCCTGAACCTTCAGCACGTTTTTTTATTACTTCATTTATACCAACAAATGCTCCTCCAGCAATGAACAGTATATTGGTCGTATCAATATCAATCATCTCAGCCTGTGGGTTCTTTCGATTTGCACCCTGAGCAGGAACCCTGCAAACAGTTCCTTCTACTATTTTGAGCAGTGCCTGTTGTACACCTTCTCCAGATACATCACGTGTAATTGAGGTATTTTCTCCTTTTCGTGATATTTTGTCAATTTCGTCAAGAAATATTATACCTCTTTGACATTTTTCTACGTTGCCGCCAGCATTGCTTAATAATTTACCAATCAGTGTTTCAACATCATCGCCAACATAACCAGCTTCAGTAATACTTGTTGCATCTGTGACTGCAAATGGTACATCTAGATACCTTGCTACTGTTTTTGCTAATAATGTTTTGCCGCAACCAGTTGGTCCAAGCAATAGTACGTTTGCTTTATCAAGTTCTAAATCTTTTGATGTATTGTTTATTCTTTTGTAATGATTTGCAACTGCTACACTTAGAACAGTTTTTGCATCATCTTGTCCAATAACATACTTGTCTAAGAATGCTTTAAGTTCTGCAGGGTCAATATTTTTGTATTTGACTGCTTCAACTGTCTCTTTGGTAAGTGACTTTAGCAAATCGCCACACAGGTCAACACACTCATTACAAATAGCAACACGATCGCCAACAATTAATTTTGTAACAACACTTTTATCTTTTGTGCAAAAATCACACTTTGTATATTTCAGCTTCTCATGATTATCCATTATAGATCCTGACTTTTAAGTTGACTTTCTATTTGTAATCTTTCTGCATCTGTAAGTAATTCAGGATCATATTCACCTGAACCAAGTTTATCTATTAGATACTGTACATATTCTGGATTATTAGCGAATGTGTCAGAGTTGTTTTTGTCAACTTCGATCCAATTGGACCCATTCCATCTGAACAGTTTACTTGGTAAACTATCAACTCGTACAAATGAATCACCTTTTATTGGATCAGCTGGAAAGGATGTTCCAAAACCAGATACTACGTATTGATCTAGTTCTTCATCACTTGCTTCTATATACTTTTGCCATGGAAGTTCTTCAATGAGTCCTTGTTCTTCCATTGCTTCTTGATTTTTTAGTGTATCATTTGGATTTAGTCGTTTCCATATACGTTTTGCTCTTTTCTCAGGATTGTTAAGATCGTCTTCGTCATCTGTTTCTTCAAACTGTTGCCAATTATATATATTTGCAGTTTCATTTGCAATAGTAGGAGTTGTTTCAGGTTCTTTATCAGTTTCTTCTAACTCTACAAGGTCACTGCCAGTCAATTCTTCTTCAATTTCTGGATTAGGAACATACTCATGATCATAATCTATTTTTTCTTCATTGATTTCTGGATCAGGTAAGACTATGTGTTCAACATGCAGTGTGCGGTTTAGGGTTTTATTATCTTGCTTAGGCTCTTCAGTATCGACTCCAGTTTCTCCTCCATCAGACTTATTCTCGCTTCTAGTCTTATCAGGCTCTTCATCTGCTGGTCCATTCTCAACTGTTGGTACTGGTTCTGGTTCTTCTTCTGTTTGAACTTGTTCAGTCTCCTCAACCGGCAGTGGGCTCGGCACTTCTTCAACAGTCTCAATGGCAGACACTTTAGTTTCTTGTGATTTCGTATAGGCATATTTTTCCTCTCTACGCCATGCAAATGTTTCAGTTGCGGCTAGCAACATCATTATAGCCAGTGGATCAAATACTGCTACTATTAATATTATAACCCAACGGACGGCCGCTTCTAATAAATTCTGGTCAGGATTATCACCGTAGATCAACTGGGCAATGTATTTAACTGGACCAACTTCTGCTTCAAACTGTCTATATTGCTTTTCAAAAACAAACTTTTCTTCTCGTAGTTGATCTATTTCTGGTTGAATGTTTTCTATGTTCTGTTCAAGTTCTTTTATTCTGGCATCAACATTTTTATTACTGCTTCCTGCTTCTAGTGTGTACTTGGCAATATTATTATTAGCACTTTCTATAGTATTGTTAATGCTCGAACGTATCTTGGCTACATTTTCTTCAACACCTTTTATTTGTTCTGCCAAACGTTTGTTAATGCTTGTAATTACACGTTGTACTCGACTTGCTACCCCAATTTCATTTTGTTTGGCTTGTTGTATTGCTCGAGCTAATTCATCACGTTCTGGCTTTTGTTGGGCTCTTAGTTGGTTACCTTTTTTTACATTATCTATGTCTGCGGTAAAAACACCTCCTTTGACTGTGCCTTGCGAAGTATAGGCCGCAACATCTTTATCAAGTTGTGCTAGACGTTTTTCAGCAAGAGCAATATCTGCTTGAGTACGTTTTTGTGCATCGCTAAGTCTTTTGTTTTGTTGTTCTACTTCAACTGCGGCCTGTTCTCTAAAGCCTTTGATCTTTGCATTTTCTTGATCTATCTGTGGTTGTATACGTAGATTTGCATTTTTGATACGTTCTTGTTCTCTAGCAATAAGTCCATCTATACGTCCAGATGTTTCACCTCGGTTGAGTCTGCCAATTTCGTCATTCCAACGTTGTACTTTTGCTTGAGCTCTAATAAGTTTATCGTCTATTACTTTAACTTGAGCAATTTGCTCTGTACCCATGGCACTCTGTTCAATATGACTTTTACTTAAAAAGCCAAATATGCCCATTGATGTAATAAACATTAAAACTGCAACTGCTGGAACAAGATATAACTTCATAATCATTCTAGCACGTTGCCAATTTTGATGCAACCAAACTGTACAGGCTAGTTTTGCAACTTCGAGTATACCACCCATAACAATAATAGGCACAACAGCCGCAGCAAATATTGCAGTCAAACCAATTATACTGTAGTAGGCCGCAATACCACTGAGTGCAAGAGCAACAAATAAAATTAATAATCCTAAGAACATGATGTATTTATCGCAATTTTGGGTTGTTTGACATTTTCAAATCTATAAACGTTTTAAATGCTAGGTCAGGAACATAAAACCAAACTTTCTTTGGTTCAAAAAACCAACCTGGATGGTTAAACTTTTTACGTATTCCACGTTGACCTTTCCAGTCATTACCAAACCAACGTTTTAGTTCTCGTATAATGTCATACCATTCGTCTATGGTTTGTAGAGTAATATAAATTTTATGCATTATATTTTCTCGCCTTTCGAATAAGAGATTTGATTATAATTCTAAAACCAGATGGCTATGATTTCTATACACACATCGTTTACTCTCATTGACTAGATGATCATAAACTGTGTCATTGATTTCAAATATGTGTTCTGGAAACATAACTGGTATAGGATGATAATATATCCAATTTACAATAATAACCAACCCACTAAAGGTAGATTTTAACTTTTGCCAAAAAGCCCAGAATCCTGATTCTGAGCAATGCTCAATTGACTCACAAAAAACAATGGTGTTAAATTGATTTAAATCAAATTTTTCTGTGAAAGCTTCGAGATCAATTGATAATGTTCTAGCCGTATCAAATTCTTCGCCGAAAAAAAGTTTGCCTGTATATTCGTACAATACATCAGAGTATTGCCCTGGATCAATACTTACACAACTTGCACCTAGTTTTTTGAATAGATTGGCTATTTCTCCTCGGCCTCCACCTATCTCTAATATTTTTTTTGGTAGGCGTCGACGATGTTCGTTGATAAAATGTATCAGAGAATCAATTTTGATATCTAAAAAATATTGATTATAGTTTCCTTGATAAAAATCTTTTTGAACTTTTTCAATTTTATACCAATCCCATCTATTCTGATCTAAAATTTCTTCTAAGATTTCTTTATCTATATCTTTGTAATTTTTCAAGACAAAATTTTCATACGTCGGCCAATCTGGACCTTTGACATGATCATAATGATATTTGGCAGAAAAAATTTGTGGAAACTCAGATTGCAAAGTTTCCAGTGAGATTCCGTAGGCATAGCAAATAGAAGGAAATTGGTTACCAAACCGTGGCAAACCTAATTCCCATGTTTCTATTTCATCTCCGCCAGCAATGCCAAATCGATCTGTATGCCCATCTGCTCTGGCTATGTTCCAACTTTCAGCTACTTTCTTTTGATCATATAATATTTTTAGTACCTCGGTCGATATTTTTAACTGATCAAACTTCATAATTTTTCGCCTGCTTCAAATCCTCTGAATCTTTCAAATCTTGGAAAACGTAAACTGTAGGTTCCGTCCTGGTTCTGTGTGACTGCGTCTGCTTTGACTTCTACAATGTAACCAACTAGACTATCTTTTCTAGTCCAAAAATTATCCCTATCACTATCAGACAAGCCACTTCCAACGTTAACACGTATGGTGCGATTGTCGTCGACGCCTTCGCACACAAGAGCTCCCAAACGTCCTGCATTTCTTCCTGTTCCTTCTTCAATGTCAACTACCTCCAAGTCTACAGTTATCACCGGCTTCCATTTCATCCAGAATGTACTACGTTTACATTCATATGGAGCATCTAGTTTTTTGATCATAATACCTTCATAGCCTTCTGCAACACAATCGTTTGCATACTGTTCCATGAACTTATGATCTTGTTCGTTGTCAAGGTTAATCTGTTTTCCTTTAACCATAACAACATTTGTCATCTGTACTCTATTTACTACACTCTCAAGAGCAAGTAATCTATCTTTTTGTCTTCTATTACTGTATCCTTGTTTGAATTCTACCAAACTCATTATATCAAACACATTGAATACACTGTCAGCGGCAACGTGATCTTTACGTGTTGCACCTCTCATTAGTTCTTGAAAACTTTTGCCTGTGATTTCTCCATCTATTACTACACCACCTCTTTGTGTAGTAGTTGGACAGAGTTGTAGTAGCTCTTTTTCAATTTGTGGAAAGTTGTTGAACAGTTTTCCATTTCGACTAAACAACTGTACATTGTCTTTGGTAAGAATAGCAATAGTTCTTACTCCGTCTAGTTTTGGCTCTATCATCACTTCGCCAACTAGTTTTTTTGGATGTCCTTTAGAGTCTGTTGCTAGTTGTACTTCAAATACAGGAATTTTCCATTCACTGTTTCCAACAATCTTGTTAATGGTTTTTGATGTTATACCACAACGTAGATCTTTTATGAGCACACGTCTAGCCAGCATGTTCCATTGATCACTGTCAAACTTTTGACTCATCAGTTCAACTGCTTCTTTGGCTGCATTACCAGTGATTGCTCTGGTTCGTAAACTTTCGCACAAGCCCCAAAAAGCGACCCATGGATTTTCTTTAAACTCTAATCCTTCGGTTTCAGGAACCTGTTTTATATTGTAGGTAAAAAATGGATTATAAGCAAGATAACAGTTGTATAAAAAACATTCTGCACTATAACTACCAAGTCTTGCCGCAACAAGTGCTTTCTCAATTACACCTTCTTTGTGTAAGCGACTATTGTTTTCCTCGAGATCTTGTATCCAATCGCAAGCCACTTGTAGTCCATTATATTCTTCTGATTGATATTTGTTGACGTCTATCATGAGTGATGTCTCCATTTCTGTTACATATCATACTATTAATATATAACGGAACTTGGATGTTGTCAACCTAATTTCTTATTATAATTGCATCTGCTTCTGCAACTGAATAGGTTCCGCTTAACAAGGTTCCTGGGTTGCTTGGTGGTGTAGTTGGGATAGGACCATCTTGTACAATGTTTGCTTCAGCTAACTTATCAATATTCCTTGCTTCTCTCATGGCCGCAACACTGGCTTGTCCGCCTGTACTGCTGAAGTTCATCACACGTTCTAACAATTCTGCAGTCCCTCCAGCTGAGGTATCTAGTGCATAATTTGGCAAATTGGCGGCAAGTTGAACTGCGTTGTTGGTATTTGCTGGAACAATATCAAGATCAAGGTCGATTTTATCACGTATGAGTTTTTCTCTGGCCTGTTGTTCTTGTAGTCTTTTAAAATTGCTTTGTATAGTACGTGCCTGTTCGTGTGTATTATAGAAATCAACCATTAGTGTTTGTGCGGCAGCAATGATACCATTCCAACATGCCTCTTGTGTTGCATAAGTTCCTGCACCGTATACACCTGCCGGTATAATGTAGTCAGTGCTAGGTGCTATAGGATCATAAGCACCAGCAATAAAATAATCCATTACAATTAAAATACCTGTATTTGAACTAGATGAACCATTGTCCGCATAGAACACATTCATTGCACCACTGTCAATTAGTTCTTGCATTAGTATCTTATTTTGTTGTAAAGGAGCAAAACTATTGTATCCTGCTGCATATCCAATAACATCACTTACTGTGAAAGTTCCATCTGGACCTGTTGCTAATTGAATGTTACTGTCTGTTCCGTATGTGTTTTTCCAATAATTTACCACATCATCCGAAACATATTGTGTTTGATTTTGCACCAATGGCAAGTCTTTGTTTACTTCAAGATTGTTTACTGCGGTTGTTAGATCATCAGTATTGGTTTTTTCAATTCCTTTGATTTGACCAAAACTTCTTGCCAATGCTCCATTTGCAATAGCAAGATCTTCTGGTAAAGCACCTGCTAAATTTGTACCTAAACTGGCAAATTCTTCATTTACTGAACCACTCGTGGTATATATTGCTCTATTACCAACACTTGAAGTTCTTAACGGTGCAGTTAAAGTTGATGAACTTGTTGGAAAAAGTTTTTGCGGATTCATAAAATCTGTACCGCCTACAATAGTAGATTGTGTATTTTTTAATATACCTTTAACTTCAGAAACTTCTGTGGTTGTCAAATCACCAAACGCATCATAAATTTGTCCTTGAACATTATTTGGTAAAGCAGGGCCTATTTGTGCTAGATCACTTGCACTTATACCTAAATCACCAACACTAAGTCCACCTGTCTTGTTTGCTATAGCATTTGTAACACTGCTTAGTGATCCGCCCAGAGAACTTGCAATCCTTGGATCCACTTTGATGTTTGCTACTTTTTCGTACATTGGCCCAAGGTTACCAGCAGAATCCATGTTCTTTAAAAGTTGCCCAGGAGATCCAAGGTTACCTATGCTACCAAAATCAACTGTGCTTCCTAACTTGCCAAGATCAGCTCCAAAATCAGGCAAAGCATTTGTTACACCACTTAATCCTCCTGAACTAATTGCGTCCATTCCTGGAAAGGTACCACCAGCAAAACTGCCTGCGGCATTTGTGGCGGCGGCTATCATTTGATTTGAACTTCCTACAAATCCTTCGGCCGCACCAAGTACACTTCCAAATTTGCTTGCATTACCGACAATATTACCAGCACTTACATTGCCACCCATGACTTTTGCGGCATTGTTTAGACCAGTTGGAAGTACGTTAGATATTCCACTGCTGGCACCCATAACTGCTAATGCATCTCCAGAAAAAACATCAAAACCTGCACTGAAAGCATCGTCGCCTAGTCCACTGGCCATGTTGCTAAAACTTTGTTGATAGCTTGCAGGTAAATTGCTAGTAATATTAGAAACCGTATTAGTTACGGCCGTCATGTTAGGCAAACCTTGTACATCACTTGTTGCACTGGTCATACCTGCCATGGTTGGAGCACCAGACAATCCTGTTTGTGGATCAGTGACGTTTAGTGGAGCACCGCTGGTTGATTCCAATGGATTGCCACCAACGTTTCCTGCGAGTCCGGCACCAGCTGTTAAAACTGTTGCGGTAATTGCACCACCACAAGCCATGCTAACCTCTTGGGATTATAACGTCAGTACTGCCAGTTGCTCTTGTATGAAAACAAGTATCTGGAGAACCAACATAATTAATAGGTTTATTTTCAGCAAGTACACTCATTGAACCTAATGTTGTAGTAGCCGCACAATGAATTTCGCAACCCGGAGCACCACAACAAGGATGAGGTGTAACAGGAGCACCTACAAGACTTGCTGGCCGTCCATTTATTATTACAGTGGTTGCACCTGTACCAACTGCAAGTCCACCCCCTGAATTTGGATCACCGATTCTAACTGCTCCTGGCATTGTTATCCTTTTAGTATTCCTTTTGGTGCAGTTACTATTCCAGTCACCGCTTGAATATAACTTGAAACAACATCTTTGTTTGTTTCAGTGTACATTGTAATGTTGTTTGTATTTATGGTCACATTTTTTGTCTCGTCTGCACTCATCATTGCAGGCAAGAGTTGTACACCTTGTTGTGTTGGAATTAAAGTAAATGGATTGGCAATAATTGTTTCTTTGCTATCTGAACTAACGATTTTGCAGATAATTTCACTGCTATCACTCAAACGCAATGAATAAGTTTTGTTTGCTTCTAACATATGTCCTCCAGAGTTACTAATTAATTAGTATCCAGAGCCATTCCACCCTGTATTTTCAATATACTCAACTAAGTCGTCGTAACCACCAATTACCTTATGGTTTATTACAATCTGTGGTGCAGTACGTGCATTAGGAATAATTTCAAGTAGCTCTTCTCTGGTTATGTCTGTTCCAATTTTTGCTTCATTAAAACGTACATTCATTTTTCTAAGTAGACTTTTTGCGGCATCACAATAGCCACACAAGTCTTTTGTATATAATACTACACTCATAAACTAAACCCCTTAAATGTATTGTTATCAACGTCTTGTTTTGTTCCGCCATTTACATAACTGGTTATTTCTGTTTCCTGCGGAGCAACCTGTACATCGCCACCAGCGATCCATTTCTGTGTCCATGGAAGTGGGTTGCTTGCACCTTTGTAACTGCTAGGTACTCCAACCGCAGTCATACGTTTGTTTGCAATCCACCTTACATATTCTTTTAGTAATTGTGCATTAAGTCCAATCATTGATCCATCACGAAACAAATAGTCTGCCCATGCACATTCTTGATCAACTGCATCTTCAAACATTTTGATCACTGTTGGTTCACACTCTTTTGCAATTTTTACAAAATCAGGATCATCCTTTGGCAGTAATTTCATTAACTGTTGTGTTGAACCTAAGTGTACATTTTCATCACGGGCAATAAACTTAATAATCTTAGCATTGCCTTCCATTTTCTTTAGTTCAGCAAATGCCCAACTACATGCAAAACTGACATAGAAACGTACACCTTCTAAAATGTTTACACTTGCTATGCAAGTCCAAAGTTTCTTTTTTAGTTCGTACAAATCAACAACTATCTTTTTACCATTCACAGTGTGAGTACCTTCGCCAAGTAAGTTGTAATAACTGCAACTCTCAATGAGATCATCATAGAATGCAGTAATATCATCGCCACAATCAATGATCTCCTGTATATCCATCATTTCATCAAAAACTTTGCTTGGATTTGAATAAACATTTCTGATTATGTGTGTATAACTTTTTGAATGTATGGTTTCTGAAAATGTCCAGGTTATAATCCAATTCTCTAGCTCGGGCAAACTAACAATAGGACCAAATGCTTCAATTGGTGCTCTACCTTGCACACTATCTAAAAGTATTTGTCTTTTTAGATTGCTAGTAAAAATATGTTGTTCATTTGCAGTTAGTTCTTTGAAGTCTTTGGCATCACGCAGTACGTCTACTTCTTCCGGACGCCAGAAAAAACCCAACTGCTTGTCAGTTAGTTTGTCAAACTGACGATACTTTAATGTATCATAACGTTGTATACCTACTCCGCCAGCAGGATCTAAAAATGCTAAACTGGTCGTATGGTCTCTGTTGATTGTATTCAGTACACTCATTGTGGTTCCTATATGGTGCAACTATCGCAGGCTTCTTCGTACATTGGCTCTTCGATAGTTATATCTTGTTGTTGTGTTTCGTTCATTTTGTCTATGTCTATTTCTCCTGCACCGTCAAAGGTATTGAAATAATAGAGTTGTTTGTGTCCATATTTATAACACAATAATAAATGTTGTAACATGGTACTCATTGGAATCTTTTCATCTTCAAAGTGTTGAGGATTATAACTGGTGTTTACACTTATTCCTTGATCAATATACTTTTGCAGTACTGCCATAATCTTCAAGTAACCTTCTGGTGACTTCTGGTCCCATAATAGTTCATATTTGTTTTTGTAACGTGCATATCCTGGTACCACTTGTTTTAGTACTCCATCTTTGCTTTGTTTGATACTAACAAATGCTCTTGGTGGTTCAATACCATTTGTGCTATTTGATATTTGTGCAGATGTTTCTGCTGGCATTAGTGCCATAAGTGTACTATTACGAATACCTGTCTTTCTAAGTTGTGTTCTTAAGCCTGTCCAATCAACTGCATCCACATGTACTACTAGTTCGTCAACATCTTTTTTGTAAGTGTCAACTGGCAGTACTCCATCTGCGTACTTTGTTTCATTGTTAAGTGGACAAGCACCAAATTCTTCTGCTAGATCAGCACTAGCCTTGATAAGATAGTAACTCCAGTGTTGTGCCCAAGTATCAACCAATTTAAGTGCATCTGGATCACTATAACTTACATCATTTTTTGCAAGAAAGTATGCTAGATTTATTATACCAACACCAAGAGGACGTCTGCCTTCAGTTGCTAACTGTGCTGCCAATATAGGATAGTTTTGATACGAAAGCAATGCATCAAGTCCACGCACTGCAAGTGTACATGCCTTTTCCATATCTTGTGGATTTGAAAAATTACCCCAGTTGATTGCACTCAGTGTACACAATGCTATTTCACCGTTAGGATCGTTAACATCATTTAAGGCTTTGGTTGGCAAATCAATTTCACAACACAAATTGCTTTGTTTGATAGGAGCAACCTCTGTTTTAAAACTACTGTGTTCGTTTGCATGGTCAACGTTTTGTAGGTATATTCTACCTGTGTCTTTTCTCTCTTGCATGAACGAACTGAAAAGTTCTATAGCACTTATTTTCTTTTTACGTATGCTTGTCTTACGTTCTGCGGCTTCATACAAGTCTTTAAACTTGTCTTGATCTGCAAAGAAAGCATCATATAATCCAGGAACATCGTTAGGAGAAAACAGTGTAATGTCTCCACCTGACATTAAACGTTCATACATTAGTTTGTTAAACTGTACACCATAGTCCATGTGTCTAACTCTGTTGTCTTCTGTACCTTTGTTGTTTTTTAGTACCAAAAGATCTTCAACTTCTAAATGCCAAATTGGATAGTAAAGTGTGGCGGCACCGTTACGTACTCCACCTTGTGAGCAACTACGTGTAGCAGCCTGAAACATTTTGTAAAATGGTACAACGCCAGTATGATAAGCATCACCATTACGTATTGGCGAACCTAAAGCTCTAATACGTCCACCGTTAATACCAATACCAGCCTTCTGTGAAACATATTTTACAATTGAACTTGATGTAGCATTGATACTGTCTAAACTGTCATCAGCTTCAATTAACACACAACTAGAAAACTGTCTTTGTGGTGTACGTACACCAGCCATTACTGGAGTTGGCAAACTTATTTGGTGTGTTGAGATAGCATCATAGTAATCTTTTACCCAACGTAGTCTGGTTTTACGATCATAGTCTTGAAATAGTGTACACGCAATCAGCATATAACACATCTGTGGTGTTTCATAGAGTGTTTTTGTGACTCTATTTTGCACAAGATATTTGCCTCTAAATTGTTCCATGGCCGCATAGGTAAGTTGTTCATCACGATCATGTTTAATCCAACCGTTAATAGTGTTCCATTCTTCTTCAGTATATTCTGTAAGTAGCTCAGGATCGTAAAATCCACGTTCTACGTTTTCTTTAACTAGTTTGTAAACATGCCAAGGCTTGAATTCGCCGTAAACCATTTTGTTAATATGATAACTTATAAGTCTTCCTGCTACAAACTGATAGTTAGGAGTTTCTTCTGATATAAGATCTGCCGCACTTTTGATAAGTGTTTCTTGTATATCTGTACTGGTAATACCATCATAGAACTGCACATTACTGCTTATTTCTACCTGACTAGCACTTACACCTGTAATATTTTCTGTTGCCCACCAAACCACTTTGTGTAGTTTATCAATATCTAATGCTTCTTTGCTTCCGTCTCGTTTGGTAACTTGAATTGTCATTGGGGGCCTTTCTATCGAATCTTGTCTGCAAACACAGCAGAGTCTATGTTGCACGTAACAGTTTTGTTTTTCAATTGTGTGATATTTACTACTTCATCAACATTCCAATTCAACACATATAATCCATTGTTAACTTGGACTATATAGTCATTATTGTCAATCTCAGATATACAAAGACTAGGTATATCTTGTCTATCTAACATACAGATAGTATAGCACATGCCTAAACACTTTGCAAGACTGCAATAGGTGTTTTCGGCAATTAATTCCCAAGGATCAGGCCATTCTTTTATCAAATCAATATGTAAATATCTCAACACCATTGGTGCTTGTTGCCACCAATCGTTTATGTTAGTTATCACTGATTCAAGATTAGGGTTGTCTTTGCATTCATTACGCAGGTTAGCCCATGCGATTAAACGCTGTTCAGGATGGCTTTGCCACATTATTAAACACTAAAATGTTCAATTGAATATTTAAAAGTATTTGCTATTGTGCTAGTATATTGTATACTAATCGTTGATCCACTCTGTACTGCACTTAATACAAAGTCGTTAGGGTTGTCTTCGCTATAATCATCAACGTAAGCAAGTGTTCCAGCACTGTCATCTGTGTCTTGTCCGACAACTCTGAGTGTGCCAAAACGTACCACATTAGTAGACGATTCTTTCATTTGATAATTCACGTTGAATGCAGTAGCATTGCCAGTGTTTACAGTAAAGATTGTGGTTGCACTCGCCTGTACTGATAGGTCTGTACTTACTCCTGCTAACCTATGGTAGGTTCCAAACTCAATTTCATTGCCACTTATCAGTGCATAACAGGCCTTGTTGTTAAGATCTACTCTTGGTTGTACTAGATTGTCTGCATTGCTACGTTCAAACATGTCACCAATGCTAACATTATCATTACCATTGATTTCAACACATGGTGCAGATGCATTACCTGCTCCTAAGTAGTCATTACCAACATCTAAAAATATGTTATATGCACTTACATTAAATGCAACTGCACCTATGCTAACAGCTTGTTTTGCAATTTCATCAAAAAGATTTTGCACAATTCTAACACCTTCAGGACCACCGTTTACGGGTGTACCAGTGCCAAGCAATATACCTTGGTAACAACTATTAAACTGTGAATTTTGAACAGTTACACCTTGAATATTTTCATCTGTGTTTATTCCATATGAAAGAAAGGCAAACTTACAGTTGTTTATTTCAATTTGTTTGCAGGTATTTGCAACTGTGCTATCAAATCTAATTCCAGCAACATCGTTACTAGCATTCGCTGGCGCAGTTGTTAAATTTGTTTGAAAACTACAATTGTTTATACTGACACCTTCAGCACGATCAATCAACATGATGTCCGTTTGTTCTTTGCTAAAAAATGATAAACCGTCAATGGTTATATCACGTGGAGGTGTTGCTCCATTACTACCAATGTTTGAACCAGTTTGTTGCAAACTATCTGCAGTGCGAATTGTATAAGGACCAAAACTACTGTCAGCATTCACATCCATTTCAATGATACTGCTTGCTGGACCATCACCCCAAATTTTTGCATATGTTGGAACATTAATTGATTGTGTTATTCTATAGGTTCCGCCTGGAAAGTACAAACTACGTCTTATGGTTGTATTTGTTTGAACACAAAACAATTGATATAAGGCTCTATTAATGGCATCAGTATCGTCGGTAACTCCATCACCAGTTGCACCAAAATCAAGAACACTTGCAAAGTTATCTAATTTTGCCTGAAGTGTCTGTGTTACAGGATCATTTGCAGTTGGGCCAGTTTGAGCAGTATATCCAGCATGCTCGCCTTTGTAGGTGTAGGCGGTTGCGGCATTTAGGATATCACTGTATTGTGTTAGTATTTCAGTGTTACCAATTGCTGGTGCCCCTTCAGCAAGGGTTCCATTTCCAATGTATAATTTTCTCTCATCAATTACCCAACCAAATTCTGCACCTGCCAATTGGGGTAAGTTATCAGCTAGGCCTTTTCGGTTGGTAATCCGTGATACTTGTACTATTGCCATTTATTAACTCCGATTACGTGTATTTAGCTTGAGATATAGTATTGCTCAACCCTCTTCCACCATTGTTGGCGCCAGTACTCAAAGTCATTACCCTCAACAACAAATTCTTGATATAGTGGATCTTCTTTAAGGTGTCCCATTTCATCAACTGCTGGCTTTACTGCCATTAGTACTACGCCTTTACGTATTTTTGTTCCGTAAACTTCGTTGTGTGCCTCTGCATATGCACAAAGTTGTAGTTTATAGTCTTCAATCCACTCTGCTTTCTTTGGCTTATTGGATTGTTTGAAATCCATTATTGCTTCTTCTCCAAGATGTACTCCGACACAGTCTGTAGTACCAGCATATATATTTGGAAAGTACATAGGTACTTCTACACCCCAAACTTCATCTACATTGCACATACCTTGTTCTATAACTGCTTCAGCCATTGCATGTGATTGCCAACTGAAAGGATTATTGCCTCTTGGCTTGATCGTACCCTCAATGCAATAGTTTTCTAAGTATGTGTGCATACGTGTGCCTCTATTGGCAGCTTCTGTTGTGATTGCCTGTGCTTGTTCTGTACCAACACGTTTACGCCACCGTGCCAAACCTTCCTGCTTTTCTTTTGACTGTGTAGCACTAAGAATAGTAGTGACACTAGGGACTGCACTACCATCTGGGGTAGAGTACAATCGCTTTCCGTCAACTTGTTTTCTTGAGAGATTTTTGTATTGGAATTTTTCTATAAGCATCTTTCTATTATACTATAGTTTGATCCATTCTGCAAGTTTTTTTGCAATTAGAGCATGTCCTTTATGATTAGGATGAGCAAAATTTGGGCGTATATATTCATTGTCTTGTACGCCTAGCAAATGCTCTCCATTGTGATCAGTTGCTCCAAGCCAATCGGCTGCAGTTTCAGCACCACCTTTGTAGATTTTGTTAATATCTACACCTGGTAACCATTCAGTTTGTCTTATCCATCCTGCAAAGTAATAATCATCAATATTGAGAAATTTACACATTTGTTGCAGTGTAATAACTGACATGTTAGCCCTAATCGTATCTCGATCATCATTATGAAAGTGTAACTTTAGTTCTTTTACAAAATCTTTAGCATCACCAGGCCAGTGTTTTCTTTCATCGCTCGAATCATTCCAACTCATACTTAATGGCCAGTGCATACTTCTTGCTGGATTTGTAAGGAAAAAAATTGCAGTTACATTTTCTAACTTTGATTGTATTAGTTGCAGTACCATATCTTCGATACTAGAACCTGCTGATCCGTAGTTTATAAATTTGTATCCATATTGTTCTGCAAGTTGACGTCCATAAGGATATTGGCCAAAATCTTCTTTGAGTTCGCCACCTTGTGGCCAACTATCACCAAAAGTGACTAGTGTTTTATGTGAGTGGATTTGCGGCATCTGCCATACTGGCTACTGTGTCTTGTGCTTGATCTACTGTCATTGTATCTGCACCTTCTTCGCCGGTAACTCCAGCACCGACCAGTACAATATTGTCGGCATCTACGTTTGAAATAATATTTTTAAGTGGATTTTGTGTTGCAAGAGTACGCAATTGTTGATCTGTAATGTTGACACCCATGTTGTGTGCCATGCTTAAAAAGACTCCTATTGGTACAGTATGTTCAGTATCCTCGTCATCTGCTCGACCAAGTAGATATTCCGCAAGTGCAGTTAATTGTTGAGCAGATGGCTTATCTGATCGTTCGGTAAACTCGCGGATACGCATTTATCTTCTTGCTCTACCAAGAGCCGCATCGTCTACATCTACATTTACATCAACTGCTTGACCGCCAGCTTCTGCATCAACATCTACGTCTGCGGTTGCCAATGGATCTGCAACTGGTTCTGCTATTGCTGGTTCACCAGCAACCTCTTCTTGTCCCGGTACCACTGGCTCAACACCAGTGAGTGTTCCTTGTGCAGTTTCCATTTCAACTTTAGCAGCCTGTAAAGCATCAACAAGTACTGCTAAACTTTGACCAGCCGCATTGTTAAATGCTTGTGCTTGTTGTGTGCCAATTGTGGTTTGTATGCTGTTGCTAAGAGCAGGAAGATCTTTAAACTGCATTGATGTAACATCTTCAAGCATCTTCTGCATTCTGTCAACCATGTCTTGTGCGGCTAACACAACCTGTGCTTGTTGCACTTCGTTTTCTGTAAGATACGTACCATCTTTTCTACGAAGTGTCATTCCTTCGTTGCGTAATTTGTTGAGTATTGCACCTGCAACTCTATCACCAGCCTCTTTGCTTCCGTACCTTTTGGCTGCATCTTTGCTGATTTTTTTGAAATTTTTGCCTGGCTTGCCAATGTCTTTGCCAGCACGAGCTTTTTTAGCACTGTAATCTTCTTTGGCTTCGTCCATATCTCCGATGTTAATTTTACCATCTGCTACATCTTTTTGAAACTGTGTAGCAGTAGCCATATCAGCAGTTCCTAAATGTTGTCCGTCTACACTGATTTTTGTTGCACCAGGTTGTGGAGTAAGTTTTACATCTGCTTCTCTAACTCTTGCGGCTAATCCTCTTTCCATTACAATTAGCTTTAGATAAGAAGCATCATTTTCGCTGCCAATAAAAGACTTGCTTGTACGATGTTCGTGTATTAATCCACGAACTTTTGTAAGCATGTCACTGGCTTTTCTTGATGACATTTTTGTAAAATCAATGCGATTACCAAAATAGCTCTCAAGCACTCGCTGAGATTTTTTGGTTTGGGGAGAATCTAGATCAAATAGTTTCATTTTCAAATCCTTTTTGTTGACAGTATTTAGCAACATTTATGGTTTTTGTTAATTGTTTTTGTATCATGTTATATTCGTATTTTGCACTTGATAGTCTGTGCAAAACTACTTCTTTGCGAAAATCGTCTGTACTTGGACTTGTAATAACGTGTCTATAGTGCATCATTTCGCTTTGTCTGTGAAGAAGTTTATTTTCTAAAGCAACTAAATGTTGAGCATCCAACTGCAACTTGTGTTTATCTAATATACAATAACTTAATGCAATTCTACAACTACTACAAGTTATCATATAACAATCATTTTTATAAATTTTATATTCGTCTTTTGAGATTTTTTCAATTTCGTAGTCTGCAAATGCCATTATGCTATCGCCATTTCTAAAAATAGCATTGGGATTGCTATTCAGAAGTTCATCTGCAATTTTATTTAAAAGTTTTTGAGCTTTTTCTGTTACCCGACTACGTAAGTTATTACCAACCATCCAACTGTTCCTAAAAGAGCTGCAATAATTCCTGTTCCCCAACCTATAAGCTGGTCAGTTCTACGTTGAGCCATTTTCTCAACCATGACATGAACTTCATTAATCATCAGTTCTAAGCGATCAACTTTTTTGTCCAGGCTTTCTATATTGCTTGCCATAGACTTATATCGCTCTGCACATAAATCAACATGTGCTTCTAAACTCTTTTTTTCGATTGGTGTGGTATCCGACATCGTAATCTCTAAATTCTTTGTTGCAAGTATTTATTAAGTTGAACTAGATTTGCCTATTCAAAATTATCAGTAATATCAAAGATGATATTCTTTTTTTCGCCCTTTGCGATAAGATAAGGCATGAGAAAACCTTCGGTATAGGTTTCTGACAGTCCTACTATCATTGGCACACCATGAATTTCCTGTTTTAGTAAACCAAGTGGATCGTTTCCATCACTGAAAATATCTGTGTGTTCTATACCAAAGCTAAAAGTCCACATTTTTTGTGAATGTTTTTTTATAATTTGAGGATCAGACACATTCAATGGTTGAGTTTGTAAACCAACGCACTGTAGAATGGTTTCCCAATTGCGTTGTTGATTACGACTGTAGTTCCATTCGTCGATTGTTTTTATTTGTTTGCCTGTGTTGTCTGAGTAACCATGCTGTAGTTTTCTGTAACTTTTGGTTCCAGTTGGCGTACAATCGAAATAGGTCATTACACTAATTGTTTGCATTACGCAGACTCCAGTACACTTGTAGTTTATCAAGCATTTCTTTTAGAGCAGGATCAAAAGGTGATCCTGCGACAATATCATCTATTTGATCTACAATTGGATGATCTTTTTCTTTTTTTAATACAAGTTCACGTTTGGTGCAGTTTGCACGTCTACGGTAAACAGTGTCGCCTCGATCCGGACTTTCATATATCCATTCAGTCTTTTGCATGCGAATATTTAGCCACAAAAAAACCCTAGTTAATAAAAACTAG